TTATAAAACTTCTTAATTTTTCAATAGGAACACCGAATAAAGAATCACCACCAATTAAATGTTCTGGAAATGAAGGCAAGAATGTTTTCGAATATTTTTTTAGTAGAATTTCTGGGGTCGTATCGAGGTCGAGATAATTTAAAAATCCACCCAATTCTAAATTATAACCAGATCCTTTGGACGAATATAACCAATCATAATATGCTTGGAAAAAATTTATGAAAATGGATTCGTTTGAACCAAATTCGTTGTGTATCCATTTTGGTATTTGGTCTCTAACATCTCGAAAGGAGGAATCGACCATAGCAGAAGATTTCCCAAACAAAGAATTTATTGTTTCTTGTCGTTTTCTGTGCTTATATTCTTCATTTTTTTTAGATTTGTTATAATACGGAAACATTTTAACCTCGGGGTTCTATAGATGCAGTGGTAATCACATTAATTTTTATATTTTCCTTTGCAGTAAACACTAATTCTTCTTGTGGAAGAATTGTCGTTATTGAAAAGGAATTAACTGAAACACCAGCATTAATTTCCACCAGACCCGTGATATAATCAACAGTTCCGGCTGTTTCTGAAATGATATTTTTAACCCCATTGATATAATTAAATGCAATTATATTGTTGGTGCTTGGATTGTCTTGTAACCAAAAAGGTTCATTCGACAACGTTGATGTTGTTATTTGTGAAGATGAAATTGTATCACCGGCAAATGAACCTCTAACAAGTGTAGTTAAGAATTTAATTTTTCTTTTATCGGTAGAAGTTGGTTGTGTGTTTTTCATTTTTAATGATATACCAGAATCAGAAATTGTTAATGCTTTATCTTTCTTTTTTAGTTCCTCGTTGATTTGAGTTTTATCAAACACAGTGTTAAATTCTTCAGTTTCATAAAGAGAATTGACTGCGGATTCTACTATAGCATTCAGTTCGTCTTGGGATCTGGGAGTGTCGTTTGGATTATAAAAACCATTTACGTTTACTATAAGTGAAAATGATTCTGAGGGAATACATTCAGAAAATATAGTAACGGGTAGTTTAGTGTCAAGAAAAGAAGAAGCATCTACACATTCTCCGTCATTATCAAAAGACATTAAAACTTTTCCATACTGTGGCGGAGATGCTTCGTCTCCGCCCCAGAGAGAAAAATTATTATATGATTTTTCTTGCAATAGACTAATACAGTCATCTTTTGTTACTGCCCTATCTTGGGCTGCAAACCAGCGAGGAGCATAAAAACGTATACTGTCTAAATTTGGTCCATTACTTCCACCAGAAGAAGATGATAATGTTGTTATTTCATTATTCCCAGAAAGAGCATCAGCATCAGAACCTTTTATGACATCATCTGTTTCGAAAGAAAACACTTCATTGCCATCAGTGCCACTGCTTAAAACAAAAGACAACTGAACTTTATCGTTTGTTTCTATTTTTCTACCAACAGATATATTTTTTAATTCTTCTTCCAGTCCACCGAATATAATTTTAAATCCTTTTGAATCTCTTTCTAGCCAATATAATTTTTGATCTTCGCCCACATTAAGTGCTATGTTCGAACTAAGAACATATTCGTCCCATGTTGATCCCCCATCATCACTTACTTCAACAATTAATGAAGAAATATCAATGTTTGGATAAGCATCTAATGATATACTTTGTGATTCTATTTCAACGACAAACACCTGATCAAAAATTATATTTTTGGCTTCATATAATTCTATAGACGGATGTTTCCCCTGACTGTCTAGTGTATAGTCTTGATATGCAACAAACACAAAAGATTCGTCGCTACCGGTTCCTTTAAATTTATGTTCTAATTTTTTTATCACATTACCCTCTCCCCCCTTGGTCATAGAAACAGTAGCAACGGCACTGTTATATCCCGGAACTGCATACCCAAGAGGTTTTGTTAGTGATATTAGAGATTCTTCTTTTTGAGCACTATCTAAAAACATTTCGTTAGCAATCATGTTCGTATAAAAAGCATAATATAAGGTATTATAGGATAAGAGATCAATCAAGGTAGACATAGCAGAACCGTCATACGTATAGTCGTTTAAATATGAAGCAGCACCCACCTTTTCGGTTTGAAGAAAATTAATAATACTATTTCGTATATCTTCAAATCCTAAATTTCCTATGTTTATTCTGTTTCCTGCTACCATTTATCTTACTCTCTCTATTGAAAGGACTAATGAATCTTGAACTGGTTCTTTTGGGTTGCCTATAATATACTTAAAAATAATTTCAAAACTTAAAATGTGTTGGTCGATAAGTGAATCGTCAATACGAACTTTTTGTAACAATACTCTAGGTTCAAATATCTCTAATTGGTCCCTAATTTCACTATTTAAAGAATAGTGAGATCCTTGATCATATAATTCGAATAATATATCAGCGAGGTTGGACCCCATTCGAGATTTAAATGGTCGTTCTTGCTTATGGGTTAATATGATATTCTTAATAGATTGTTTTATCGAATTTTCATTTGTTTTAATGTTAACATCATCACTAAAACTATTTTTAGAGAACGAAAAATCAACATCGGAATATTTTATTTTTTCAGGCATGTAAAAACCTTTTTAGAATATTTATAAGATTAATTTTCAATTTCTACATCTATTTCTTTAAAGTGGGAGTCTAAGGAATCAAATCGATTTGTGTCCCGAAGGAGAGAAATGTTCATAGTATGATTTGTGGTGCCAATGATAATATGTTCTATTGTTGAAATTAACCATTTTCCGTTGTGTTTTCTTTCAGGAAGAGAAGATTTAAATTTGAAATTATCTTCAATTTTAATAACATTTCCAGGTCGTAGTGAGAAATCTCCATTCGCCGTTAATATAGATTTTTTGGACATAATGGTGCTCATCAACATATTTCGATATAACGGGGTATGTTTGGGGGTATTCCAATACATCGCATATGTTCTATTATATTCTAAATAATCTTTAAATTTTGAATTAATACATGGACACGAACAATTTAACTCTGATTCCGGATTATTCCAATCACATCCCAACCACTCGGACCCCAGATTGCTTTCAATTAAAGAACATTCGTCTATCGATTCCCTTAATTCTTTTAATTCTTCGTCTGTGGGTCTGGGATCCATTTCCCCATTACTTTTTATCCAATCATGAGCATCATTTGGATTGTTAAATGATTTAACTTCATCTCCGCCTTCACTTAAAACTTTATACCGATTTCCGTCTGTTATATTATCAGATTCATCAAAAAACACAGTTTCTTTTCTGGGTATTAGATCTTGACACGGACAATTGCAGTATGGTTCATCTTCTGAGCATTCACTGTTGTCTACAAAATCCTCTGGATTTGAACATCTAGCAGTTTCATCATAACCGTAGGTAGAATGGCCAATTCTCATTGATGGCCATGTATTGTTGGCAAAAGATGAAAGTTGTATAAAAAAGTCTGGAACCATTGTAAATCCTTTATTCTATATTTAGAAATAACTACAATTTTCTGAAAGATCTGTGTTTTCATGAGTCGAAGAGCAGCAACCACACTCATCAAAAACGAGAGTTCCTTTATCCTCATATGTGTCAGCACCACTTATCCACCAACAATCTAGATCTGAACAATTTTCATTTGGAACATTTGTGTCATCCAATGGGACGGGGGGTTGGCCTGCGTTGGTCCATCGGCCACATTGGTCAAATGACATAAAATCATGTGGTGTGAGTGGATAATTTCCAGAAGATAAATCCATTCCGGGTTCCCACCAATATTCAGGGAATGCATCAGTTGCTGATATATCTTCTCCAAAACGGTCTATACAATGGTGTGCTGAACTAATATATTCAAGATAATGATCATTATAATATTGAGTACTACCAAGGGAGAAAAAGTAACCCCACAGAATGGATTGTGTTGCAAGAAACGGGGATCTACAACTATCCATCAATTCAGAAAAGAATTCAGAATCCCAGTGCCAATTATCTGGTTCGTTGCAACAAAAATCATCATCAAAATCATCGTCTGTACATGCGGGGTCTATACAATAGCAACGACCAGTGTGGGTGTATATGTTTCTGTAGCGAGTTGGTAATTTATACTCTGGAAATCCTGTTTGGTCGCAAACTAAAGGAAAGGTAACAAAGTGATCATTAACGTTTATACCAGCAGATACCTTACCTCTAATATCATCGGTGTTTCCAGTAGAATATGCTGTGTAATCTGGCCTAAAATCATCTCCAAGTTCATTTGCAGGTATTGGACCGCCTGCCATCCCACTACAATAATCCATCACATTATAGCCATAATACAATGGGTCACATTCCCAATTCGGAGGAATATTAAAATCGTTTGGTCCTGTGCCTCCAATAAATAAATTTATATTTAGTTCTTCGCACGACACAGCACAATGTGGATATGTTGCAGGACTAATTTTTTCTATAAAAAAGGAATTTGCCTGATATAATTTTTCTTCATCACATGGACATATATTTACGTCTTCGTCTTCTATTATATTTGTGTGATAGCAGGGACTACGGTGTTTTGTTTTGAAAATTTCTGTGAAATTTTTCATATATTTTGTTGTTTCATTTACATCTACTAATAGGATATTATCCCTGTCTGCCGTACCACGAACAAGAGTATCATTTTCTCTGTAATTTCCCGGAGCAGGTTCCAATTCCCATGTGTGTGGATTTACCCACGGAATTGGAACGCGACATGGATCACGTTGTATTCCATCAGAAGGTGAGTATTGCGCCGACCAAGCATAACCACCAAAAGTTGAGTCATTCCACGGAAATCCGCGAGCACAAGTTCTAAAATTCAAAAATTCACCACCAAGAAGATCATCGCCACATTCAACCAGACTACAATAATAATCTTCCCACGGGTCTCCGGGGTGTTCTGCGGGTTTGTCGGCATCAAAATGAGGCCAATGGTTATATTGATTAAAGAATTTATCTACACTGACATTTTGTGGAACTGGATCATCAGGAGATGATATTGTTGTATAGCATCCAGTTTTTCCCCCATACGATTCTAAACACGAATGACCAAAGCAATTTTCCTCATTTACACCTATAGGACAGGCATTAAATTTGTAATTTGCAACTTCTTCTCCCCACTCTTCTATAAATTTGTTTTTTAATTTATAGTAAAATATATGTTCACCCAATAAAGCCGAAACTTGTTCGGGGAATGGGTTTAGACCCCTTGGATCATTATTAAAATCAGAGTGGTCTTCATATCCAGGGAAGGCATGATAAGGAGTAGTACTGTCTAACATGGGAATTACATTATGTAATTCCCATTCATTTCCATAACAATCTTTGGGTCCAGTATAACCGGGATCATTCCAAGAATCCCATCTCCACAATTTGTGATATCTCGAAGTGTCTTCAACACCAGAAATGAAAATAATATTCTGGGGATATGGATTCATTTCTCCATCTTCTAAAATTTGAGGGCCAAATCGTTCTATGAGAGAACCATAAACATTATTTACAGTTTCTGTTAATGAATCTATATTTTTTCCGGGTTTACTTAAGTTTGGTAATCCTTCACAAATGTCGTGGTTGGTCGTATCAAACTTTAAAAACGGTAAGTCGTAACAATCCGGAGGATTGTATACACACCCACCATTAAATTCTGGGAAAAAACTAGAACATGTACTTTCACAATCTGATGCCCATTGGTAATTTAAACAAACATTTCCTGGCTCTGTAAAATCACAATCTTCAGTATCATATAGCGCATCTGGATTAAGGGGGCTAACGCAACCTCGAACACAATTAGATTGTTGTGCTCCTCTTTCTGGATGAGCACCGCAATAAGAATTCAAATCATAACGTTGGATTTCATCTTTATTTTCGCATGCAACGTCAATATCATATAAATTCCATTGAAAATCAACAACACATTCAAATCCAATTCTAACTAATCCTGTTTCCGAATCAACATATTGATTATCTATTTGATATGTTTCTGCTTTTACTTTTGGGTGTATTATGTCTTCGTCTAATAAACACCAGGGAGTGTGCTCTGACATCCAAAAGAGATATTCTTTATATTGTGGGACGTATATGTCCTCATAAGTAGGGCAATCATTACACGTTGTGTTGCTGGGATGGTGAAAATGGTACTCATTTAAAAGATGAAGTCCGGGACCATATTCATAAATTGACGGGTTTGACATCTTTGTCGGCACATTAAAGGTAATATAAGCCGAGGGTTCTTTGTAGCAATCACAGCAACAACCATTATATGAAGTCATTATTTACACCTGCATAATCCATCATGAGCGTTCACCACATCAAAGAAATATATATCCTTTGGAATTAACGGATCAGGAGAGTCTTCGTCTTCTTTTTGCGGATGGATGGAATTTAAAATATAACTTGGCATTCTATACATCTGTACGACATGCCCATGAAAATTAACTTCTATGTTTTCGTGATCTATATCACATGGATTGTCTTCGACTTTAAAATAACCACCAATAGGCATCATTTGATGTCCTTTGGGATATTGGTTTAGTTTCTCACTCGCAACATTAACCCCAGGTCCAACAAATATATCATCAGCAGTTGCTCCCTCTGGTCTGGTGTTCATTAATTCGTTAATGTTATAGGCAGGTCTTGACCATTCTATGTCCCCCTCTTCCTGATACGATCCGGACAGTCCCTCGGGAACACTAACAACCACCAATGGCGAATTATCAGAACTGAAAGTTTCGATATCATCCTCATATCCCTCAACAAAACTTTTAGGCCAAATTTCAACTTCTCTCCACTTATATTCATAAATTCCCCCGCGAGTTTCGTTTAATTCTTCGACAGGAATAAATTTCGATTCCTCGATAACGGCCAAGAAGTGATCTTTTATTATGGGTTTTTTCGCACAGCAGATTCGGTTTTCATAAATGTCCCATTTTGTTTTTAGATTTATTTTTTTTCTATATTCTTCTTTTAATTCTTCAACCGGACCTTTAATATCATTTCTTATTGTTTTTAATTTTTCATAGTCTAAGTCGGTTTGGTCAAATATACATTGCCATTGTTTTTCTTCTGCCTCGCCAGATTTATCTTCGTAACGGTCGGTTGGCACTGGGTACAATCTGTTAAATTTGGGAGAGAAATAACCATAGATGTTATCCCCCAGTTTAATTTTCTTGTTGTAAGTTTTAGTATATTCGTCTTGTACCAGGGGATTTTCTTCTACTGTTTTCCACTTTCCAAATTCATCCGAATAGTTAAATTCTATTCTTTCTTGAAGGATAGAATCTTGAACATCAATATAATCAAGATAAGGATTTGCGTAATTCGGTTTTATATAATCATAATGTGAATTAAAAGCACCAATGTCAAACAATTTTAATGTGTTATTATCTTCCTCGGCAACAAACGATATTATCTTGGTTGTATATTCTAATATACCCTCCTTCGACCCGATTGTGTTGTATGTTTTAACGGTATCTTCCCCCAACAAACTCTCAATAGATCTAAATCTCCATTGTTTCAAGTCCCTCCAAAATAAATAATTAGGAGCATATGAATTGTCTTCGGGAACAGAATTTTCAGAAAGATTAATTAAAGTTTGAATAACTGTTTGATCATACTCTTCTGGTTTGCCCCAAGGATATGATTTTGTATTTTTCTTAAACCAAACAGCATTTTCAGTATTTTCTGCATCAAATTCTTCGTCGGAAAAATATTTTCTTTGAATGGTTTGTACTAATCCCGATTCTTTATCGGAAGATATTTTCCCTATAAATTCTACATCAGTTAGTTCAATCTCCGAATTGCTTAATATATTATATTCACAAGAAACAAATTCGATTAATATAAAAATTCCAGTAGTGGTTGTTGGAAATTTAATTTTCTCATGAATAGAATTTATATCTCCTATTGTTTGGGCAGAATATGCGCACAACACAAGTTCAATGGTAGAATTCTCCACAGATGGAGTTTCTACTTTAATAGAAATAACTTCTTCACCGGTAAAATTGAATTCATCAAAAATTAATCCAGTTTCTTTTATTATTAAAGAACCACGAACAAAAGGAGAAAAAAGACTTTCTTCTAAAACCAATGCTGCTAATATATTTTGAGTTTCGGATGGGACTATCGATAATGAGTTTTTAATGGATTTGGAATCATAGTCATATTTTGAAATAATAATTTCATTTATTGTAATATCGCCATCTCTTGTATATTCATTTGCCATAATAAAATTATCCTATTTCAACAAAAACAGTTTTTCCTCTCTGACCAGGTGTTTGTATTAAATTTTTTATTTCTTTGAATATTTTTTCTTTAAAGTGGGGATGAATTAATTTTATTTGCCTTTTCGAGTCGTTTTCTGCTAACAATTTATTTTCAATTGTTTCAGAATCCACTGGAGAATAATCCAATCCATTTATATAATGATATAAAACAGAATCAGAAGAATCGCACAATCCTCCAGTGTCTCCATTTGGGTAATTGATATCATTTATGTTCCCTGTGCTTCCATATGGATTTACGATAAATCCATCTTGATAAAAGGCCGATATAGATTCTTTTGTATCAATTGATTTTTTTATTTGGGATTGAAATATGTTACTTGTACATGCAGTACTACCAGAAATCATATCTATTTTTCCCGAATCATTTTCTCGGAATATTGTAATATAATCGTCTTCGTTTAAAGAGCCAACGATTCTGGAAGAATCTATTCTAAAAAAATTAGAATCCCAGTCATCAACTATTGCATAGTTTTCCATGCTTGATGTTACTCCGTCTGGGCATCCTGGTTCGCCCATTGTACATCCCTCAGATTGGGCGATAACATCATTTACTTTAAAATCTTTAATGTCATTTATAAAATATGATTTCCCTCCAAAATAAAGAACACTATTTAGTTGTCTTTGAAGTTGGGAAGAACTTTTTGGCCATTCTTCTAGTGGGTCAATAATGTCATTAGACATTAAAACTAACCAGAACCATCGAGAACTTCCATAAAAATCTATAGCCACATCCTCGGGAGATTCTCCGTCTTTTATTGTATAATCGATATATATTCTGTGATTTGAGAGGGTCGTTTTCGAGAAACGAACTCGTTGAAACACATTACCAAGATCTACCAACATACCACCCGTGGTTCCGGTTAAATCATAATTGAAAATTTTTGGAAACAATTCTAAAAACATTTTAATTCCTATTCATGGGGGTGGATGGCCATCCACCTTTGCTGCTTTATCCCACCTTTGCTGCTTTATTTAATAATTGTGCGAACACACCCAATTTTGATCTTGCTACAGCCTCTTTAGTGTCCTTGTCGAAGTAATTGGGCTCTAATTCAAAAAATACTAATGTTAATTTTGTAGCAGACGGACTGAATTTAGAAGCATCTTGATTACTTATTGCCCGTGGTCCTTCCGGCATTTTATCAATAATACATTCAGCCAAAACGGCAAGTTGAAAATTTAAATCCCATTCGGGATCTTTTTCTCCGCCGGGACTTTTTACAATTTCAATATCCCATAGACTGGGATGAATGGCACCAAAAAGGTCGGAACCAACTGCACCAGTTGGATACACCTGTTTTCGAAGTGAATGACACATTTTACTTATAGATTCGGCTTCTTTAATAGTTTTAGGGACCATATCAAAATTAAAATGAAATTTTCTAATATCAGCGCCCTGAAAAACACTATCCCCGGCCTGCACATCCACCCAACCAATCCCAGCACCCGCTATTCTTTTTCCTATCGCTACAAGGCCGTTAAGAAAATCACTCGATTCGACTACATTCCCCATAAGATTCCGTAACGGATTCATTAACTGGGTATACCCATATTGATATTGCGATCTATCGTTAAAGGTAAATTCTTTGGGGAGATTTATGTTTATCTCCAACTCTTCATTAACCGGACCAATGCCATCGTCCTTTCCCCGCAGTGTTGCGACTCCTGCATATGCACGGTTTTTAAGATTCACCCACCTTGGGACTTCATCTTTAGTATAAGATATTGGGTACTGATATTTGGTCATATATTAAATCTCCCATATATATATTTCTATATGGCATATAAAACAAAATTTAATCCCACAAATAAGTCCAAATATATAGGAAATCCTTCCAATATAATTTGTCGTTCTTTGTGGGAAAGAAGAGTATGTAAGTATTTAGACGAAAATTCTAATATTATTAGGTGGGGGTCGGAAGAATTTTCAATTCCATATGTGTCCCCGAAGGATAATAAAATTCATCGTTATTATCCAGATTTTATAGTAGAAAAACAATCGAGCAATGGCGAAACAGAAACAATAGTAATTGAAGTCAAACCAAAAAAACAGACTAAACCACCAAAAAAGAAAAGTAAGATTACTAAAAATTATTTAAACGAATCTATAATTTATGCAGTTAATGAAGCAAAGTGGAATTCTGCTAATGTTTTTTGTGAAAAAAAGGGCTGGAAATTCATCATTTTAACAGAAGATAATATTCTTCCATAAAGGAAATACAATGGCCTCCTCCAACGTTAACGATTTTAGAGAAAATTTTCTCAAAAAGCAGAAATTTCAGATGGCAAGTCGCTATAGTGTTGGTTTCTTTCCTTCCTCAGATATAGGATTAGACCATCAACCAGATACACATGTAGAATCAATCGTCATTCCTGGATGGAATTTAGAATTTGCAGTAGATGAAATATGGGGACCAGTTCGTAAAATCCCAGTAGGAAGAGAATATAAATACGAGGCTGCTTTCACCATACCAATAACAAACCAATGGGACCAATATACATATTTTTCATCTTGGATGAAAAAATTAGTTCCACTCGCAAACGACAAGTTTTATGCAAGAACAGAGTATGAAGGGCCTATATCCGATTCGTCTGTGCTTATAAAACCTATGAGTACTAGTAATTTCGATAACATAAACAAAACAATTAAATTAAATGAAGCATATCCGATTACTCTATTGCCTGTTGAAATGGCCCACAATTTACAAAACATATACACAAATATGATGGTTCTGTTTGCTTTCAGGACACTTGAAGAAATATAAGGAGCATTTAAATTATGTCATTATCATCGTTGTTGACTAGAACAACACCAAAATATGAATTGAATATACCGTCAACTAAGGAAAATAAAATTTTCCGGCCATTTCTGGTGAAAGAAGAAAAGGTTTTACTGGCAGCACAAGAAAGTCAAAGCATCAAAGAAATATATTTGGCTATTCAAGATGTTATTGAATCGTGTGTTGAAAACATTGAAAACGTCAACGAAATGCCTTTATTCGATGTTGAATATATTTTTACTCAAATTCGAGCGAAATCAATCGGGGAAATAATAACACCAGTTATTGTCTGTCCGGAAACTAATGAACAAGTACATTTTAGTATTAATTTAACTGAAATTAAAGTTCAGTTTAATAAAAAACATAAAAATATTGTAAATTTAGCAGATAATCTAAATGTTGTTATGAATTATCCGTCTATTAAATCGTTATTAAAACGAAATGATGACACAAAAAACGATTTATATGAAATGGTTGTTGATTGTATTGAAGCAATCCAGAATGATACGGAAGAATTTAATTGTGAAGATTATTCAAGAAAAGAAATCGAAGATTTCGTCAATCACTTAACAAAACAACAATTTTCCTTGCTTCTTGATTTTCTAATAACATCTCCTCGTTTGGAGCATACCGTAGATTACACAACATCAGATGGCGAGGAGAGGAGGCTACAACTTTCTGGACTATCTGATTTTTTTCTATAGCCCTCTGTCACATAACATTAATTGATTATTTTCAATTAAATTTTCAGTTAATGCAACACCATAACTACAGTTTATTCGAAATTGAAAATATGGTTCCGTGGGAAAGAGATATTTATGTGGCTTTATTGAGGGAATACATAGAAGAGGAAAATAAAAAGATATTAGAAAAGAGTATGGGATAAATGAAAATATTAAAAAACACATACGATAAACAACAAGAAGAAAACAAAGAATTTTCTGGTGTGTTATCTTCGTTATTAAAAGAAAAAAAACCTTCCAGACAGACCACCAAGCGTCATAATAAGGGTGATATTCAGTCCTTTTTAAAAAATTATTCTCCCGATAAATTTTCTCCTTCTAATGTTAAGTCCGAAGAATATAGCATCCCAGAATTAGAAAAAGAAAAGACACAGCAAGACGACAATCAAATAAAATTAAATCGGAAGGCCCACAAACCTCAACTAGTAGAAATGGATGAAAAACTCTCTAGGATTTTAACTTTAATTTCTCCAGAAAATAATTAT